GGAAGGGGTCCTTGCCCACCCGGGAAAGGAACGGCAGAGGGAGAAAAAGGACCATCATTTTTGTAGTATCCGGTACCTTTATTACCAGTCTTGAATACAAAACCTGGTTTTGCTTTGTTGAATTTATTAGCTTTAATGAAATTCTTATTCTTATTATTGTTCTTCGAACCACCAAATAAACCACCAAAGAATGAAGTTTTCTTCTTATTAGAATTGATGAAATTAGGGGTTTTAGATCCCATCATTCCTGTAAACATGGGTTTGGGTTGGGACATATTCTCTTGATTCTTCGCAAAGTCTGGTTTATTCATTGTCGCGAACAAACTTTTATTTGGGAATGAAACCTTAGAATTGGGTTTACTGGAAGCATTATTTGATAGGTTATTAGATCCCCCACCACTGTTAAATGCAGAGTTGTTGTTGAAATTTCTATTTCTATTCACATTATTACCAGTGTTGTTAAAACCTGTATTTCCCGTGTTATTCAACCCCAGATTGTTTCCACTGTTTCCAGTGTTGTTCAACCCTAAATTATTCGCTGCTGCGTTGTTCGCTGCTGCGTTGTTCAACCCCAGATTGTTCACTGCTGCGTTGTTCGCTGCTGTGTTAGATTTACTGGATAAGAGACGCTTTCTCGAGATTTTAATAGGTTCATGAACATTCATGTACCTCAAGCGCTTACCGATAGCATCAAAAATTTGATTCTTGGTCATTTGCTCAGTCTTCACTAGACCAACTTTACGCGCAATTCGCTTTAAGTCGGTACGCTTCGACGAAGAGTCGAATAAAACATCAAAATCTTTAGGAGTTAATGGTGATTTCTTATCGATTAAATAACTCATTTTCGAGTCTAAAACCAGAGGGGGTAGGGGTAACTTTCCTCCCTGGATGTCATCGTATACTTGACATATCTGTTCTCTTGTCAGTTTAATAGAGTGCCCAGTATTCATCTTAATGAGTTTTCTGAGATCGGCTATTTCCGCGTTTGGATCACACGTGTCCATTTTATATATTAAACTGACAAAAAAGTTTTGTCTGTAGAAATCTACATTTATTTTAGTTCCGTCATATAGGTTTCTTTTTTCTTATTAGAAATATTAGCATTTTTGATAAACTTCTTAAGATTACTGGTTATACCATTAAGTGGTGCTTTTGGTAATTTTAGTTTATCTAGGTAAGTCTTTTTATCCTTAGAATTTAGGGGTAATTTATTCACAATTTTTTCAAGTTCTTCTTTCTTAATTCTGAAAGCTTTGGCTGCCTTTGTGCGCATAACTGTTCTCTGACGAGTGTTAGATTCAGTTTTGAGATTTCTAATCTTATTCGTAGTTTTGGTCATACCACGCCTGAGTCTACGAATTTGTTTTCTCTCGGATATAGTTCGAGCCCTCCGTTTTAAAGGTGTCAAACTTTTGGTTTTATCACCTACACCACCTTCAATACGTTTTCTTTCTTCATTGGTTAGGTTTAGAGTATTCAAATATGTTCTAAGTTCAGCCCTGAGCCGACCACGCCGACCCTTTGCATTTTTAACAAGACTTTCGGCAGCCTGTATCTTTCTTTTAAGGGCGTCTAAATCAGTATTAAGTTTTACAGTCACAATGAATGACCTTTTCATACCAGCTGTGATTGTAGTTTTGTTCATAAAAGTCTTAATCTCAGTTCGTTTCTTTTCCACTGTTTCAGCATCGAGTTCACGTTTAACCCTTTCAGCCTCTGAGCGGATTGTTTTAGCTGTTTGAGGTGTGAGCATATTTGTAATTTTTTTAAGGATTGGGGTATCTTTATTACCTAATTTTAGAGATACCACGTAATTTCGGGTTTGTTTTTGTAAATCTAATTGTTTTCTCGCTTTCGCGTCTACTTGTATAGCCGTTTCTATAATTTCATTTAGGTCTGATGGTGTATTCCTAAATCGTTTGAGAAACTCAGTTTTAACATCGTCAGATAATATAAGTTTTTTCATTATTTCGTTAAGTGAGGCTCTTTGTATTTTTTTATGAAGTGTATTAGCGTTTAATTTAGACATATTTAATGTCTTTTTGGGAGTTGAGTCAAATACCCTCAAAATACTGTTGACATTAATTTCAGAAAGACTGAGAGATTTAAGGTGTTTCAATAATTCAAGACGTTCATTGGCTCTCTTCCTCTCAATAGACCGTTTATCTTTGATTTCTGTAATCTTCTTTAACATTTTATTGATTGGTACATTCTGTGTGGTAAATTCTTGTATAAGTGTTGTTTGATTTTCTTGTGTCATATTTCTTACAGCATTTTGAACAGATGCAAATTCTTGATTCCTTTTTCGTTCAATTGCGTTCATAAGCTTTGCTCTCACTTCTTCACCTTTCTGTAAACTGTTAATCTGACCTGTATTTACATTAGCCTTGACACCACTTTGTAATACCATATTTGATATCTCTTTACGAATAATAGCTAAATATGCATCAGAAATATCACTATTTAATTGTGCAACATCATTAGCATTTTTAATATTCTCGATTCTTTTATTACGTTTCTCATCCATGGGTAACATTTTAGTGCTATTTTTTAGTCTTACCCTTTCATTCTTCAAAGCTTTTAGTGTGTTAGCTTTAGACATATGATTCTGTATGTAATTAGGATACTTGTTATAATTGTTCAATATCTTCTTCACCTTTTCATTACTATTGTTAAGACCTAAATTATTAGTTATATACCTTTTAAAATACATATTCTGGTTCTTCTTCATTTGATTTTGATTGAGTTTCGCCTTATTTTCGATATTCTTTTGAGCATTTTTCATTCCTTTTGAATTTTCAACTACATTTTTTAGAGTGTTTAAATTTGATACACCTTGATTATAATTTTTAAGAATTTGAACTTTATTGTAACGGCTGATATTACCTATCTTATTCATATGATTTACGAGTTCCTTTCTTTCAAGAGTGCGGGGTTCGTTTCTAGTTTTAACAGCCATATTAGTCGCAGATTTCTTGAGTGGTTGAAAATTAACCCAGTAACTATTGAGTGCCACGGTAATTTTTCTCCTATTTTCAGGTTTTAATGTTAATCGGTCTAAATAGTTTAATAATTCTTCTTCTATTTCGACCCACCTTTCTTGAGCACGCATATTTCCAATAATCTTTGCTTCGTTGAGTAAGACGTTGGGTTCGATGTATGTTTTTGTATATTTGTTCACTATGTATTCTATATTTGATTCATCGAGTTCAAATTTTTTGAGATCTTCAATTAATTTTGGTAAGCTTTTCTCTCTGTGCTCTTTAAAAAGTTTAACATAAAAATTATTCGCTTCCTTCTTTATAGTCTTGATGGGTTTATTATAGGTTATGTATTGTTCCATAAGATATGATTGTTGATTTGGTTCTAAACGTCTACTATTAAAATATTCTACGAGTTCGTTAATTTTTAGTTGTTGAGCTTCTATCTTTTTTTGTTCAATCATTAATTCACGGTTAGATTTTATAGATTTTCGAAGTTGTTTAAGTGCAGTATTTTTCATATTTTTAGTTCGTTTATGAATAGCAGACTTGATCGCTTGTGAGACGTTTTTAACATCTTGTATGGTGTTTATAGTACCAATTTTAGATACCAAAATTGGACCCACATTCAATGTCGAGGCTATAGCATAAAGCTTATTCTTCGTTTCCTGTTTGACCATTTCTTTTGCCATGTTAAGTGTGTTCACATTACTGATTTTGGTTAAATTACCTAACGCACTAATGTTAGCTTGTAAAGCAAAATTTGACAATTGTTTTTTATTGTTTTGAATTTTCTTTTTGTATGCATTTTGAATCTTTTCCCGCATAGACTTCACATTGTTTTTGGAGTTTACATCCTTGATATTTAAATTAAATGAAATCCTCTTAGCCTTTTTAACTAAATCGTTCTTTTCAGTTTGCAGGTTTTCTTCATTTTTCTTTTTTATGTCATTCAGATTTAAACCAGCTTTCTCAATTTCTTTTTTTAGGGGTGCGAGACGGTCTACAAATACAACAGCATTTATAACACTCGAAAAATTTAAAGACACATTCTTTTGATTAGAAAGTTTCTTGAGTGCATTTTTACCAGTTTCTACTATATCTAATTTAACCACATTTAAGTCAGATTGATTTTTTATAGCCTTAATTTTACCACTGAATGTACCATATATACCAATTTCCTTTGTTATATTTATTAATCTATCTCTTTCATTAGCGATAGTATCAATTCGCTTTTTTTCACCTGCTTTCTCGATGGTTTCTTTTAAGGCATCGGCTTTTTCAATAGTGTCCACATTTGCGACACGTTTAGAAAAGTTTGCAGCTACCTCAAGTTTTTTAGCCAATTGAGAAAGTTCACCCTTTCTCACACTAATTGTTCGTTTTTCAGATACATTTTTTAAACGTTTGGCTTCTTCAATAAGTTTTTGTACAGCTCCCTTACCGGGTTTAAATTTAGACATAAGTTGAGCTTGTAATGTCGAACTAATACCAATACGACTGATTGCTTTTTTCAAAAACTCACGGTCTTTGGAGACGGCCTCAGACGTTTTCTTCTTTTGGAGAGATATCGCATTTTGTGTGAGTACATTAACGCTATTTCCCCCATCAAACCTTTCAAGAAGTTTATCTTTATCAGTTTGATCTAATTTAAGACCTGTCAAGAACTTTGTAAGTCTTGCACGTCGTTTTCCCACATCTTCTCGCTCCCTAATTTTTACAAGTTTATCGGCTCGAGCTTTAAGTCTAAGGATAACTGTATTTTCATCGATAAGTCTAATGAGGCTCCTTCTGTCCCAGAAATCAAGTCCTATATCAGCAATCATAAAGCGAAACTCTCGCTTTTTCTTGACAATCTCCTTGGCCTTTCTCTGCTTATTTACCCTGACAGCTTCTCTGAAAATGGTTTCGGGGGATAACCTTCCTTGTTGAACCCTCTGTTGGTAAGACGCCACGTCTGCCTTACTAAGAAAAGGAAGTGCAGTCAGCCTTATTTTGAATGTATCCACATCCATCTATATTAAGCTGACAAAAAAGTATATCCTCTGTTGAATAATTGTAATTTTTCTTCGTAACTCATACTGAAATTGAATACGTCAGTGTCACCGACATCGATTTCTATAAGTTTGATTGGTGTATTGTACTGTACCCGGTTAGAAAGTGCTGAACGAACTAAACAATCTACAAATTCTTTGGGTGTTTGTATATCTTCTTGATATATACGATTCATCTTAATTTTTATACACGTAACTTCGTGCGGTTTTTTATCAAAGAATGGTGTCAATGGGTATTCCTCCTTCATACCACCATCTACATAAGTCTCACCATTATACTTACCACATGCAAATATGAAAGGTACTGCCATACTCATACACACTGCATCTATTACCTTCATATCTGGATGTGTATCTTTAGAAAAGTATACAGTCTCTGATGTATTCATACAAAACGCTGCTATATACAGTTTCATATCTATTTCTTCAAATGTTGGGTCTGAACCACAAATTTCTACAAGTTTTTTACGTATAGGTCCCATATCAACAAAACCAAATTTGTTAAAAAAGGAGCCTATACGTATTTTAACAAAATTGGGAATATTCAATGAAAGTGAAGTTTCTAGAATTTCATCAACGGACATCCCCAAAGCTAAAAATAATGCTAAAATTGCACCAGCGGAAGAGCCGGATATTTCCTTAACATCAACAAGATTTGTCTCTCGTGCTTTTAGGGCACCTATAAGGGAAAATATACCCATAGAAGCTGGACCCAACACGAGATATTTCATCTTCCTACTTAATAGAACTGAGGAAATTGGCGACGTAAAAGCGCAAATACGATCGCGAACACGATCGAGTGAACGAGAGCCGCATTCAGGCTGGTCTGACCAGACCGAAGCACCCCACCGGATCCGGGAGGGAGAGTGAGGAGAAGACCGGGGCTGAGCACAAGGAAGAGCGCAGTAGTCACGATAAGGTCGTTGCGAGTGAGGACGAGACCCATAGCCTTGGCGATGAGACTGTACACAAGGAAGAACACGAGAGCGTGGAAGAATATGGCCATTTGACTTGTTTTTCGGTTCATGAGAGAAACCTTTGAGCCGTCGGTAGTCAAAAGAAGACCGGGGCTCAGAGCCAGAAAAAGAGCGGCGGGGATGGCAACCTTCTGGGATGTAAGGTTTGGGAGCATTTAATATACACACATATAATTTTTCGCAAAGTTGGTAAAATCATTAAACGTTGCACCACGCAACATCTCTTCATGGAGACCATTATCGTTTATACTGCGCCTGACGTTTCTCCAAATGTGAGCAAGTCGGTCTTCATACCACATTGTCTGCTCCTGATATTCCCATGTTGTGCGTGTCAAATCTGTGTCATGTTCAATGTAACAAAATTCGACAAAATCACAAAAACGCCCTGTATGCTCAATTTGGGCATCATACAAGAGTGTACGGATATTGTTCCACATGTGGCCTAGTTCGTCTGAGTATTGGACTTCCCAGTCTTCGATATTCAGAGGAGTGTGTTCATCATTGAACTCGTCGTCATCACTGACGTCGGGGTCAAATCCGTTATTGGCTTCGTATACGTATTGGCTCCAAACCATGTTTATTTACTTATCTTCCTTCTCGGGTTTATCTTTTATACCAGTTAATGAAATAGAAGTAGATTCTTTTGTTTTAAGTCCATCTTTGATGGCATTTAGGGCCCCTTCGACCTTTGCTTCGTCTCCATTAAAAAATGTCAAAAGTCCATCTCTCACTGCATCCTTATTCATACCCGCCTTTCGGACTGATTTACGAATGCTAATTTTACCTTTCCTGAGGTTGATGGTATCAATACCCTGAGAAACCATATTTTTCTTAACTACCTCCTTAAGGCGTTTCTCCTCCTGGTTTAGGACTTTGATATCAGATTTTGCTTCAGAAAGTTGTTTTGTAAGGTCTACGAGCTTTGAAACGCTCTCGGATAGTTCATTAGGAACAGAAGACATTGTTATATCTAATTATTGTTAAATCTTTAAGCGCACAATCCACGCTGCATGGTGTCGGGGACAATGGTGGAGTTGTTCCACACGAAGGGGTCCTTGGGGTTGGGGGGATCCTTGCGAATCTGCTGGTTGGCATTGCGGAGAGCACCACCGACAGTCTCGGGGAAACCAACCTGGGCACGGGGCTCAAGGAAGTTCTGTCCCTTGAGGATGTCCTCTGGGGCAAACTGACCAAAGTCCTCCGAGGAGGCAACCTCACGGGGGAGGAGGGAGGACGCGAGGCCGGTACCCTTGTCCATACCACAACCATTGGGGGCGGCGGCAGGGCCAGCGGCGGGGCCAGCGGCTGGGGCCGCACCGAACGCGGAGTACTCACGCTCAACAATGGCATAACCAGACTTGGAATTCATTTGGAATAGAAGAAAAATGAGGGCAGCTACGGCGAGGAGCATAACAATATTTTGGTTACGACCCTTTTTTAAACCGAACATCTTTTATATATTACTAACAATTTTTTTATTCATCCTCCTCATCGACAAATGCATATTGGTCTGGGTATACATCTAGGATGGGATCTGGATGAACCTTGACCTGGACAACATTCCATGTGGGACCAAAAGCCTTCTTGGCAAACCAAAGTCCGGCAAATTCAAGAATGACATTGCAATTCTTACCTGTCTGGAGTGAGTCAAAATCGACGAGCTCCTGCTGTGCGTTGTATACCTTGGTGACTTCAAGGCGGTCGCAGGTCATCGCACCATTATCGAGGTTGGAAGTGTAAGCACCCTTGATGACACTTTCTGTGAGTTTCTTACCAAACCAACTCTCACAATTCTCAAGGGCTGCCGCAAGATTTCCTTCATCGATGTCCCCGATCTTCTTTGTATTCGCATCAGAAACGACATCAAATACGACCTCGCCTGACACGTCAGTAATTTTTACCTTGTTTAGCTGAACAAGGCATTTACGCTTCTCATCACTGAGAACCTTTACGAAATAGAGTCCATCTTCACCCTTGGCTGGGGTGTTGTAAATCATTTATGTCTATATTAGGTTTCATTTCTTTAACCCAACAAACGGGATGGCGGCGGATTTATTAAGCACATTCTTATTGACCCATGTATTTCTCCTGGGTTTGTAACCATATAAAGTATTCGAAACGTTGAAATTCTTTGGTAAATTCTTCGCATTTGTTGCCCTGAGTTTAAACTCATTCTTTACGTAAGAATTGTTCTTGACATTAGTCCATTTCAGTGTTTTCAAATTAAGTTTTTTGTTACCCGATGAGTTTGTGTATCCATTAATTTTAGCATTCCCGACAACTGGTTTTAATCCTTGAACGAGTTGTTTGGATAACTTCTCCTCTGATGGTTTAGTCGTAAAGTTTTTGTATTTGTATGGATCTACACGCTTTGCTTTGTTCATAGAAACGCGTCCATTCTTTTTCGTGGCTGGGGCTTTTCTAATAATCTTAGATCTTACACGCCTGAATACATCATCTATAGAATCTGAATTTTTGATTTTCTTGTCAAACAATTGACCAAGTTTTGCGAGACGTAAACGATCCTTGGCCTTCTTATCTGGACGAAGATTCAACTTACTCATCAAATAAATATCTTCAATTAGAAACTCTTTACTCGCCACGTATACTTTGTTACTTACAGTTAGTTTACCCGTATCATAGTTTTTATACGTTATACCTTTACGTCTAGATAAAACTACCTCGTACCCAAACTCTTTAGGTCGCATGAATGGGATATCGAGCATACCCCCAAGTGTAACATCTTCAATTTTACCAGTCTTTGGAGAAAAGAAGCGCAAGTTTGTATCGAGTGCAAACAGTTCTACATCGATAAATACGTCACCTTTCACTGGTTTATTTCCCGGGCCCCCCTTTTTCTTCTTTATGAGAGTATACCTACGAGATACAACTGAACCAGAGGGTTTTAGACTTATACCCAAAAACTTAAACAGTTTGGGGTTTTTCTTTTTCATATTTACGAATCGTTTCCTCACTCGGGTATTCAAGCGTTTAGATATCTCACCCAATCTGTTCCATAATAACAACTTGGTTGCTTGAAGTTTTCCAAAGTATTTTGGATTTACAGCCATACGGGGGACAAACTTTGCATCTATATCGGGTGTAACTATTCTGTCATTGAAATCCACATATAAATTGAAAGCTTCACCTCCACTCACGATGATGTCACCCATATCCTTCATATACTCTGATATTTCACCAACAGTCTCTAGGATGATATCCCTTAGGGAGTCTGTTATGAGAAGATATACGACTTTTTCAAAATCTTTATTAGAGTGGGTACTGTGAACCCGACTCCTAAATTTACCGAGGTCCCTCTGCAAATTCCTATCATAATACTTCTTCAGTTTGGCATCCCTGAAAAGTAAATTTTCATTTAAGAATTTTTCAATGGTAGATTTCGAATAGATTTGATCGTCCATTATTATATCATGATATAATAATATGGTCTGTAGAGTGATCGACGAATGTAGGTGCTATGCATACAAAGGTGAAACCAATCAGTTCTGCGGTACCAGACGGGGACCTGATGTTGTTCACTGCCCCAAAGACTGCTGTTTTGGTGGATGCCCTGACGATGGTTCTCGTCAACCATTCAGGTTCATAGACCGTCCAACCCAGCGCAATGTTCTCGAGAACCTTAAACCCGTCGAAGTATCAATATCAATTCTATTATGTATTGTGGTACTTATTGGTCTCTTTCATCTAGACTTAAAGATTACGTCCGTAAGAAAGATATAATGTCTCTTGAAACTATCCAGACCGAAATTGCCGCCCTCCGCAACGATGTAAAGAATCTCACTAAGCTTGTACGCAAGGTCAAGAACACTCAGGAGGATCCTGACGGTGAGAAGGCCAAGAAGCGTGCCGAGAACAACGGATTCAACCGAAAGCAGGAAATCACACCTAAGTTGCGCGAGTTTCTCGCCCTTCCCGAAGGAGATCTCATCTCTCGCTCAGAGGTTACCAAGTTCGTTAACAAGTACATCACTGAGAAGGGTCTTAAGCACCCCGAGAACGGCCGCCAGATTATTCTCGACGATAAGCTTCGGGACCTTCTTGCTCCTCCCGCCGAC